TCTGCAGCACCAACAAATTGTGCAAGGCTTGGATTAACTCCATAGGCTTTTTCGTCTAAGGGGATTTCTATATAAGGATTAACATCTAGTGCACCATATGTACCTACACGCAATGCCCACTCTTCGTAGAGACTGATGTTGCTGGTAAGATTGTTGAATTGTGCTTTGATCAGCTGATTGATAGAGTTTAAGCTGCCTTTTTGTTTGATATATCCTTTGTAGAATTCTATCTGTGTTGTTTCTGTTAGACCTAGATCATCTAAATAATATCTAGGGCGATATCCAATCAATCCGTGACTGTATTCTATTTGTTTTTTATCGTCGACACTAGGATAGCTGTCATAGTAGGCTTTACTTTCTGCGGCTAATAGACTGAAGTTTGGCAACAGTCCAGACTGTCCTTGGATTTGACTGTTGCTGAGCTGAGCCCAATAGACAAATTGGAATTCTGTGCTGGCTATGACATTTTGCAGTGCTGTATAGTATTGATCTTTATATACGACCAAATCTCCAAAGAGATAATCTATTCCCGGCAACCAATCATCTACTTGTCCATTATTGTAGATAAATCCCGGTGCGTATAGGCTACCGTCCCATTCAGCAGTTTTTTGTCCGACTAATTTTAAACGGAACTGTCTGTTACCAGTTTCTGGTTTGTAGATAATATCATTGAACACTGTGGTATTGTCAAAAATCAACACATGTTCATACTGCACCAAATCAATCTCAACATAGCCAATTACACTGGCACTGTTAGTCAATGTAACTTTAAAATTAGTCGGACTACGTAATACCTCATAGTCGATATTTTTAATCAGCTTAAAGTTTTGATCAATAACTCGACTACCATATTGACTGTCACTGATTCCGTCTGCGATGGCACCTATGCTGATTGAGTTTAACACATTAGCCACAGGACTTAATACTAAGATACTACCTGGTTGCCACCCTTGTTGTGCCCAATATAAAAATTCTTGGCTTGATAGTTTCCAATTTTTCATCTCGCCGAGTGCTTCGTCAAAGTCTTGGAAGACAAATCCCTGTGCTATTAGGTATCTCTCGTAGCTGATTAAAAAGTCAACTATCTGCTGTTGGCTGGTAAATTCATAACCATATGGCACTACTAATTTAAGATTTTGATAATCACGGAATATCGTAGCCGAACTATTTAAAACAGCGATCTTAGTAGCACTGGTATTGACCACACTGGGAATAATAGTAAAGAATGGGTTATTTAAATCATAACCGCGTATGCTATAACCATTGGTGGTTTTTTCAACTATCACAGCACTATAAACTAATTTCTGTGTAGGAGTAGATTTATTTAGATAGACCTTATAGTTTTCATTTGGTATCACGATAGTATCGTTAGTACTGCTTGGACTGACCTGTTCAGCCAGCACGTTTAGATATGTTTGATCTGTGAAGCCAGCAGCCTTGTATGCAAGATTTACCTGATAATTCTTTATCATCATTGGAATTTTATTTGCAGGCTCAACACCTTGGCTAGTTAGATAATCTGCTATCCAATTTAAGTATCCTGCGGTTCTATACACTCCGCCGCCAACAGACTGTCCGTTAAAGTACACATCATCCTGGGTGATATGACGTTTGGTAGTAAATGTCAGATACTGTGTAATATAGTCCGCATTCGGTAACGGTTGTATAACAGCATTATACAGAGAATAATTGTAGGTATCTATGTAAAGACCAAAGTATATACCTGGTTTAGCTAATGCTACTGCCTGCTGAACAGCAAACGGAAAATCACTGCTGGTTCGCCATGCATATTCAACTGGGCCGTATTGCCCTACTGCCCAGGCACTGGCTGCACGTGTGGCATTGTAGCTGGCTGTGATTAAACTTGCTGGTGGTAATAGATTACCATTTTCATCCACAGGAATGACAGTAGTTAATCCTGGACGAGCATAATTAGAGTCTATACCTGCACGTGCACCATAGCGTATGCGACCAGCTGCTAGATCTTCCCATAACAATTGATTGCCGCTGGTATATGGTGCTGGGCCATAGTATGTTTCCCACCAGTCTGGCTCAATGCTGAATCCCAACATTTCCCATGGGAACAAGTGTGGATATACTGTGTCATAAAAATATTGGTAACAGGCACGCCAGCTGCCTGGTAACTCTTCACCATCTATCCTATCATTCCAGCCACCGTAGTTCCAAGTGAATAGATCATTACTTTGGAATGTTTCATTGGTACTGAAATCTAATTTATTGTTGCCTACCCAGGATTGAAAATTCTTGCTGACTAACTGTGTAATTTCAGCCAAGGTATATTCGCTGTCACGGAATTTTCCTGGAATTACTTTAAATATATCAGCGTATGTACCTGTATCAGGTAATTTAATATTGTTGTAGATACGTAATTCTAATTCTAATAAGAAATCGTCTCTATAATCACCAAACGCTGGAGTGATGCTGCCATCGTGACCACGTATGACATTTATAGGTGTTCTGTAGGTGTTATCAAAGAACAATTCTGGTTTAAATTTTGACCATAGTCCTAATTTAGTTGGTGTCTCTGGCACATAACAACCGTCAGTATTTTGATATTCTACAAATGTGATGATGTCATCTACTGCTAGATCATCTAAGATAGTCACCGCAGGTCTGTCTGTTCTAAATGTGTAGTTCAGATCTTTAATCAACTGTTGATCGTTTAGATACACCAACACTGCCTGATTGCTTAAAGTAGTATCACTGAATATATTAGTGATTTCATAATCTTTATCTAAGGGATTGAACACCGTGTAGTTTATGATATTTTTTAATGTACCATACGGTATCATATCACTGTAGAACCACGGGAATGTGGTATTTTTAAACTTATTAATTTCTGATAGGATCAAATCTACACTAGCGACTGGATCTGTTGGTTGAATTCCTATTAGGCTACCACTTAATTCAAAAAATTTATTTTTAAATCTGGTATATTCACGTTGAGCATAACGTAAACCATCAATGAAGTTGGCCTGATTATCAATTAAGAATAGTTCGCCAAAAGGAACAGGTGCGCTGTGCTGAAGGATCGTACCACCTTGCTGTTTGATATCCACATCACGTAGGTTACTAACACCAATGACATCACCTATTAACGTTGTGCTGTTTTGTCCTAGTTCAATTAAATGGTTACGTACCTGACCTAATGTCAATACATCAACACCAATGTTCTGTGCATTTAAATCTAGATTCAACGGTACTTGATAGTAACCAAGTTCACTGACTTCGTCACTGAAAATCAATATATCAATCTTGTCGCCCACTGTGGGATTAACGATTACTCTGATATCAATTTCATCACCTTGTGTAGGTGCAGTAACAAAAGTAATTACTAATCCAGTTACTCCGTAATAGCCTGCTGCTATACGTGCAATGCCATTGACTAACACAATCACACCATTTTCTGTAGAAGATACCGTGGTCAATCTAAATTCTGTAGTGGTTCCGTCACCAATGAATGTTTCACTGGTGGTTAGTCTAACTTGATTAGCGACAAATACCCATTGGTTACTGGTTAAAAATTGATAATTTTTAAATACTTTTAGATAAGGTATACTGCCCTGTGTATTTGGAGTAACATCTACAGGAAATAAATTACTAACGCCATCATAGATATATCCTATGATTTGATACTGTCTGGTTGGTTCTACGACTGTGGTCCAGGTATTGCGTGATGCTAATACATATCTACTACGGATTTTTTGTAGGAATCCAGTGCTGATGTTTTCAGTTACAATCACTCCATTTACCGCGTAGTCATATGTGTCGGTGGTAAAATAATTTTGAAATTCAATATCACCTTGTGATGTAAAATTTCTATAGCTTAACGGAAATCCTAATACGCTGTCATCGACTCCTGCGGTAGAACGTAAATATCCAAATAATCGGGTACCAGCAAAAGTACTGCGAGTAAGTTGACTAAGACTGCGACCAATATCAACTGCACCAGTATCGGAATTAAAAGTACTATCGTAGACATCAAATAAAGGTTCTTGTTGCTCTGAAGTTTTTTGTTGGCTTTCTAACCATTGTGTACCATCATAGAAGTACTGGCTTCCTTTATACTGACCTTGTTTAACCACAGTAGTATCGTACGTTTCTATGTCGCCATCATCTGCCTTGACCAGTTTAATATATTTAGGTCCATTAGGTATACCAAGGCTATTCACTGTATACTGCACTAGATTAACTACATAAATTTTATTACGTACCAACGGATCCTGATCTGCGGCGAACACCACACGTAGGCCATCAGTTAATGTAATGCCAAAGGCTTTAGATAAGATCTGCCCTTCATAGTCATTAAAGGCATCTAAGGTAGTGGTATCTAAAATATCGATAGGCAATTTACCAATGCGACCATTATTAAATAATAAAATATCGCCTTCAAACTGCACGATCGGTCGTTGTGCCCTTTGAGTCTGATCAAAAATCGCATTTTCATTTCTGTATCCAGCGGCCGCTGTGATCACATCTCTATGGAACCAACGGTTATTACGTGACCAAGGATTGCGATCAACACTGACACGATTGATCGTGATGTACTCTGGGAATACTTGATCTGGATAATTTAATGCGTTTTCATCATTGTATAATTCTGGTCTAACCAATTCGTCTACTGGTACCAGTTGTATGCCGCCACCAAGATCACCCACACTTTCAACGTAGTATTGGCGATTTCTATAGGTCTCTGGCAGGACGTCTGAACTGAACTGTACTTTTAATCCTGAAGTAAATTCTATACCGTTGGGACTGGTGTAGTTGAGTTTGCCTAAGATATCTGTTTCTACATCAATGTTCCAGTTGTTATACTCTACTACTTTAAATGTTGTATTGATAGCCGATGCCACACCGTCTTGTGCAAACAATGTAGTTGCCAAACTGCTTAACAATGGTACTT